TTTTTTACCTTGTAAATTATCACGGAAAGCATTAATTACCAAGTCAACAAGAGGTTTTACAGTCTTTATAAAACCACCAATCAAAGTATCCTCTCCGGCAATTCTATCAATCTCCGACTGAGCGTCACCGAGCATCTTATCAACTCGTTCTTTATCATTCGCATATTCATCATTATTAAAATCACCAGTGAAGAACGCATATATCAGTCTGAAACCACTCACTATGTTCTGAACTATTTCACTAATAGTATTCAAAACATTCATAGAAACTTCAAAGATTTTTTCTGCGGCATTAACTAATATACCTACAAGAATCAATCCACCAGCCTGAAGAACCTTATCAAAGAAATTTCCTGCTGATATTTTTTTAGGTTTAGCATCCCTCTTTGGTTTCTGTATTTTTTTAGTTCTCTTCTCTAGTGCTTTTTCCTCTTCTTCCTGTAATCTTTTCTCTTCCAGTCTTTCTCTAGTGAACTGTTTCTTTTTTTCTAATTCTTGTACTTTCTTACTTCCTTCTAAGACAATACTTTTAAGATTTTGTGCAGTAATCTTTACACTTTTGACTTGACTAATCATATCAAATCATCCCCAATATTTCGGGAGTCTTCATCATATATGCATTACCAATGTTTACAGGATCAATAATCTCAACTTCATTAGATCTAGGAGATGGAGTTGGAATCTCTGGTGCAGGTGCTTTAATTGGGGGTAAATCCATAGTAATGAACTCAATACCACCCTCACTAGACCCAATGGTCTTTATCAATTCTTTCGTTCTAGTAGAATGCTGCATTGTTCCAGCAATATCTGGTTGGAAAAGTTCCGGTCCATTCTCACCAACCATGTAGGTTAGTCCTTTCGACATCGAACCACCAACTTTTCTCTGCAAAATACCAGGAATCTGACCCACATATTTCAGATAGATTTCTGCTTTCTGTTCTGTTGCCTTATCTTTATCTGCTTGATTAGAATATGCTGAACCCTTATCTCTACCACCAGTTTTCACTCCAGTTTTTTCTGTTACAACTGCATTTCTTTCTTCCCTCATCTTATCTCTTAACGCATCAAGTTCTGCCTTCTTGGCCATGACCCTATCTCTGACTTTTATCTGCTCCTCAGTAATCTTTGGACGCTGAGCACCGCGACCCATAGTCCTACCCATCCTATCCAAACCAGCTTCTGCTAGTTGTTCATTTAACTGATCATGTGCATCACTAAACTCTCGTCCACCAGTTCCACCCATACCAAAGAAACCTTCATCTCTTACCTTATCAGCTGCTGCTTTAACAGCAACACCAGCAAGAACAAGACCACCAGCAATCAATGCCGCCTTTGCAAGTATTGGTAACAGCGGCACCATAACACCTAAGAGTGGTGTGAGTAAAGGAAGTAAACCAGCAAAAGTACCAACAATACCACCAACAAAACCAATTAGAGGTAATGCAAGGAAAACACCGATACCTGCAAGAACCCACTTCCAATGTTCTTTGAGTGTATCAAATATACCCATCAATTTCTGTTGATTCTCTGGATCCTGCAACCATGTAAGTGCTGCATTAGCAAGAATTCCAGCACCAACAGTAAGTGCAAAAGATTTAAGTCTGTCAAAAATACCCTGAACGGGTTTCATTACTGCACTAGCAGTCGAAGTAATCTTCTCACCAACTTTGTTTCTAGTCTTCTCAAGGAAAGACTCTTCCTTCTTTACTTTCTTTTTTTGTCTCTCTGCACTTTGTTCCTTTGCTTCTTCTTGCTCATTAGAAATTCTATTTGCAAAATCAAGAGCAAGAGCAGATCCAATATCTGTAAGAATATTATTAACTTCCGACAGAGATTCGTTTACCTTTGTTCTATTCTGCTGCTGTAATTTTAATATATTTTTTGTTATCGTTATCTTCTTTTCATTGGTTGCAACTCTATTCTCTAGAGCAACAATATCATCTATTCGATCAACATTAGTCTTAAGTTGATCTGTATCTATATCTAATAACTTACTGCTCTGCATCTTTGGAGCAGCAATCGGCGCACTAAAAACTGAGGAAGATATGAGAGACTTCCCAAGTTTCGGTGCTGCTGATCCTAATGGTGAATTAATTGCCACTCTGCTGTTGTGCCTTTAGGTTTTCTTCTTCAATGTGCTGTTTGAGAAGAGTCACATAGACTTCTCTCTCCCATGGCATCATATTTTCTAGTTCTGTTAATGAATATTTATGATGCTGAACCAAAGCAAAGTTAATTTTGTAGTATGACTCAAGATTAGTATGAGCCATACTCAACTGAAAAAAGATGCTAATCCCTCTAAAACTACTTCAGATTCTACCTCTGTGGTAGGATTCACCACTTTAAGAGTATGAGATAATTTAGGCATCGTTTCAAAGAATTTTTCAACTTCTTTGAATTGCTTTGTATTCAACTGTTCAATGAACTCATCCAGTTCTTCTTTAGAACAGTCATTTGCTTCCCAACTTTCCTCATCATTATAGATCATATCAATACAAGATGCGAGCATACTCAGAGACTGAGCCACTGCACTGTCAGAATCAACTTCAAAGTTATTCTCGACAAACTGTTTGATTGACGGATACCTCAACTTCATTGAAAGAGTATCATCTAGTTTGATGGTATCTTTATGACCTCTGGTTTTTTTAACCTTAATATCGTCAAGATTTACCACCATTTCAACGGCAGTCTTACCGTCGTCGGGACAGGTGACACTGACCTCAACACTTTCTCCAACAGATCTAGAACGAACGTTCAAGAAAATGTATTCAATATCAAAAGTAGGAAGTGTATTAATATCGACTCCCTTTGTCAAGACACATTCGCTGAGAATCTCAACAACGGCATCAGTAATTTGCTTACTATCTTCCGACTCAAGTGCTAGAATTAGAATCTTTTCTTCCCTAACAAGAAAAGGTCTGTATTTGATTTTCTTGTTATTAGATGGCAAGACCAACTCATAAGTCGGAGTATTAATCTTTGGTAAAGGCATAACGATTATCAGTTATTAAAAAGGTGTTGCAGCACCACGCTTAAGTATATAGCGGTCATAATTGAAACTTACAGTGACCCTCATCAGATCTGCTGCGCCATATGAAACCGGCATCGGTGAGATTGCTTTGGGGAAAGCATTAATGAATTGATATTGCAATGATCGTCCATAATCTTTTTCAAACTTATGGATATACATCGTATCAATCTTATAGTCATCAGGATATCTGAGTCTTCTGTAAAAACTCTTTTCGGTTTCCTGAACTTCTCCATTTGCACCGCTAGTGATGTAATCCATCCACCCCTCAAATATTTTCAGGAGTGTGTAATCACTAGACAGATAAAATGTAAAATCAATATCAGTGTATAGTCTACTATGTGCAAACTCTTGAGACACACCCATAAAGTTGTCCTTAACATCACCAGTTGCTAGAGCACTAGCAGGCAGTGACGCATCGGCACACATAATACCCATCTTACGAGAGATATAATCTTTGGCATTACTAATACCAGTTTCTCTCAGATACTTAATGATAGATTGGTTGAATCCAGCAAAATGAACCTGATATTGATTAGTTAGAGAAAGATCGCCAAATTCTGCTTTGGCGTCGTCCATCGTAATTCTTTGAACTATCGACACTCTAAATACCTATACGCTTTTATATTATTAAGTATTTAGATGTCATATAAGGGAAAATATAGTCCTTCTTATCCAAAGAAATACAAAGGTGATCCAACAAACATTATATACCGTTCTCTCTGGGAACGCAAGTTTATGGTGTATTGTGACTTGAATGAAAATATCTTACAGTGGGGAAGTGAAGAGATTGCTCTCCCATACCGTTCACCCATTGATAATAAGGTTCATAGATACTTTCCTGATTTCTATATCAAGGTGAAAGAATCGAATGGTTCGATCAAAAAGTATATCATAGAGATCAAACCCAAGAAACAATGTATGGAACCAAAGGTCAAAAAGAGAAAGACCAAAGGTTACATCTATGAGGTTTATGAATATGCAAAGAACCAGGCAAAGTGGAAAGCGGCAAGAGAGTTCTGTAAAGACAGAATGTGGGAGTTCAAAGTCTTAACCGAAGAGGAGTTAGGTATTAAATGAACCGCATCAGACCGGTCATAGATGAACTAATTGGTATTGAAGATTCTGACAGTCTGATGTCTGAAGTTCTTGGCATACTTCAAGATACCGCAGTCATACCTGACATCGGAAAGATATACACCTTTCAATATCGACCAAAAACATCTAACTTACAATATGATGCCAATCCTGTTGTTGCAGTGACTGATTTATTCCGATGGGGATTTCGTGGTATAAACTTTCACTGGGGTGAAGCACGTCAATATACATGGCAAGATGTAGTTGGAACCCTTCACTATGTTGATAATGAAGAACTCAATGATATTCTTGCACTACCAATTCAAAATTTCCGTCTAAATAGTTAGAAATAAGGTCGATAGATGTCCGCATCAGAACAGAGAAGAAAAAAACGTGAAGCTGCAGCAAGAAGAAGAGCAGCGGCAACCGAAGCAGCAAAACCGGAAAGGAAGTTGGCGGATTTCCGGGTAAATGCCGGAGAAAATAGAGCTCTTCAAGTTCAAAACGGTTTGAGTGCTGTAGCTCTGGCGAAGAGTGGTGGAGAAGCACCGACTGCGGATCTAAGAGGTGGTGGTGGAATAGATGCAAATACAGGATTAAAGTTACCAGAAGCAGAAAAACCCGTATCAGTTTCTAGTAGTGACGATAAAGCAAAACCAAAACCAGAAGCAGCAAAAGCAAAACCAATAGCACAAGGTGAACCTGGTGTTCTTAGATATCCAATGGAAGCACTGTCAGATACGACAGATTACTTGCAAATAGACATTGTTGAATATAAGAGTGCAAAAGAATTAAGTGGTAGTAATAACAGCTTCACTGCTGGTCCCGGATCCAGAAATATTGGTCAACCAACTGCTAGAAAAGGTCTTACGGCAAAAGGACTGGCAACAAAGAGATTGAAGGATAGAGGCACTATTATCTTACAGATGCCATCAAGTATTCAAGATGGTAATTCTGCATCATATGGTGAGTCTAGAATGAACACTATTGTGGGTGCTGCTGCAGGAGCAATTAAAGAGACAATGGAAGGAGTTGGAACTGCAATGGGCAAAGCAGACAATATTGGTGCTGCAGTGAAAGATGGTCTTGAAGCAGGAAAAGATGCGTTGACCGGTCTTAAAGACAGTAAAGGAATTTTAGGAGGTGCTAAAACTCTCCTTACAAATCAATTAACTGCATCTGCACTCGGAGTACTTGGTGGTAATGTTTCTGCCGCAGATCTACTTGCTAGATCTACAGGTCAGGTGTTCAACCCAAATATGGAGTTGTTATTTAATGGACCTACTCTGAGATCTTTTAGATTCTCATTTAAGTTTACACCAAGAAACGCCAAAGAAGCAGAGCAAGTAAAATTAATCATTAGGACTTTCAAGTCCAATATGGCACCAAAAGTAGATGCATCAACTCAGATTTCTGGAAATGCTTTATTCATTAAAACACCAAACGTTTTTGAACTTCGTTACAGAAGGGGTATACAAAATCACCCATTCTTGCATAAATTCAAACAGTGCTTCTTAACTGATGTCTCTGTCAACTATACAGGTGAGGGAGTCTATGCAACATATGATGATTCAACCCCAATCTCAATGCAGATGGATTTAACATTCAAAGAACTTGAACCAATTTATAATACCGACTACGAAGACAGCGATGTAGGAGTAGGATTCTAATGGCATATTTCAAAGAGTTTCCAATAATCAGATATCCATCTTTTCTAACTGGAAAGAACTCATCACTCGACTACGTTGAGGTTGCAAACTTATTCCGTAGGGTCAAACTCAGAGAGGATATTCAAAAAGATCTCACTCTCTTTGATAAGTATGAAATCCCCGAAGGTTTCAGACCAGACAATGTAGCAGAAGATTTATATGGGAGTGATGAATTAGATTGGGTCG